AATTTTGTTACAGAAATTCTTCAATTTCTCATATCTGATTTTTACTTGGTGATATTCTGCTACAAATCTTTCTTTGTAATCTTCAGAGTTCATCAACTCTACTGTTTCTTTTAATTCCAAGATGTTTTCCTCCTTAAAATAATCTCTTTTCTTCTATTCTCTTTAACCGATAACCAATCCTTCTATATTCCTCATATACAGGTTTCCAAATCAATTCACATTGCCTTCTTTCATCGGGAAAGTATTTCTCCATAATTTCTAATTGATCTTGTAAATCAATCGCATAAGGACATCCTTTACATCCTGTCCTTTTAAAATTGAATGGATGATAATACAATCTGCATAATTCTATGTTTCTTGATTCTATGTACCATTCTATAAACTCATTTGAGCATGGGTTTAAAGGCTTAAACTTCTTCAATTCATGATTGTTGTTAAACACAACACATCCTTCGTGATTTGCTCTTTGTCCGCCCTCGCCCATTCTTAAACCGAGTATTGGAATACTTCTTCCCGATTCCTTTTCGTATCGTTGTATTGGATGTTTCTTTAATTCGTAGCAGCATCTATCACTAACTTTTAAATTAAAATCATCTGTAAACTGATATTTAAGGACATCAGGACAACCGAAACTCTTTTCGTTGATATATTTACTTACCGATTTTGTTTCCGTTCCCTTCTTTTGGAACATTGATAGCTTGCAGCTATGCTCTTTAGATTTAAACGGATAGCCTTTATCGTGTAGCATTTCTTTTATGTTTACACCCGAATTGAAAATAACAAATCTACAATCGTTTTCTGTCAATTTTTCAACAAACCTCCGTATTTCGTTATATTCAATCCCTGTATTAATGAATACTCTAGGAATTTTGTTATCAGGTATAGCTTCATCAATTAAATGGTGTAAAACTGTACTGTCTTTTCCTCCTGAGAAAGATATGTAAAAGTTTTCTTCCCCATACTTCTCAATCGTCTTTTTTATTACTTCTATTCTGTCGAATAGAATAAAATCATTTTCTGTCAATTAATCAACCGATAATCTAATTTCTAGACTCGGTTAATTTTCTACTTGATCGTTAATCCATGTGTTTAAATTTTATGAGCGAACACATCATATTTCGCTCAACCTAGTTTCACTAGGATAAGATTAATTTTCCTTTCTGTCTTTAAAATAATGTTTCTTGTTCATACTTTTTGCCATTGCACGTAAATACTTTTGATTTATTCTCTTTATCATTTTTAATCTCTACTTCGTCATAAAACTCAACTAAATCTTTATGGTTACTTGTAAATGCTGCATGGTAAGCAACTCCATTTATCACTGTATGATAATCAAGATCAATTTCTTCATCTTCGCCTATTCTTTCAAAAACTAATGCGTGCTCGTAATCTATATAAAACTCTGCATCAGGAAACACACGCTTAATGTATTCATCCGCTTCTTTTAATTCGTGATTTTTGAAGAATGTAGCATATCTTCCGTAAACGTTATTTACCAACATATTCTCCAATGTAAATTTCTCCCTTGATAACATACACATTCTTGTAGTTTTGCTTTGTTACCCCTAGAAAACCCTTTCCAGGCTTTTTAAAAGCTAGTTTCCCGTCTTTTGTACAGTATTTGTATTTGTTATCTCCCTCACATCTTTGAACACTGTACATAAGTTCATCATCATATCTTTTCGCAATCATCTAGAATGGCATCCCTTCGTCATTATCATAATGTTCAGGATATGATTGGTAATTTACTTGATTTGTAAATGGTACAGTTTGTGGTTGATACGATTGTTGACTTGCTTGTTGTTGATAAGCTTGCGTTTGTGGCATTGTCGCATTGTTTACGCTCAATTCTACGTCCATAACATAAACGCTAGTCTTATACACTTTCTGATTCTCTTTGTTCGTGTATGAGCTTTTCTGAAGCTTTCCGTCAACTGCAATGTGTTGTCCTCTGAATCCATATTGATTAATATGTTCTGCATTTTCTCCCCAAGCGGTGCAATCGAAGAAATATTTACGTTCTTGTCCGTCCTTCCCTTTTTCTTTAACTTCAATTGAGAAGTTACATAGGCTTTGTCCTGTAGCGGTTTTCTTTAAAGTGATATCACTGCCGATTTCGCCTGATAAAATTACTCTGTTCATTTCTTTTCAACTCCTTTATACAAATTCAACGCCTATTGAGTTAGGTCTGATTCCTTCTATCATCTGATACATATGTGATTTAGAAATGAAATTCTTTCTAGCACACTCGGCAATTGAGCTATAGACTGTATCGCCTATTCTTACTTTCTTCTTGTTTCTTAACCCTTGAGTCTGAGCTAATTTGATAACTCTTAGGTTTTCGATTTTCATTTCTCCGTCCCAAACAATAGAATCGTTCTTTTCTATTTCACCAACAAAAGCTTTGTAGGCTTCAAACAATACATTCAAGTATCGTTTCCCTTCTTTAAAGTTCACTACAACTCTGTATATTGATTCCGTTTCCTTTTTAGCTTTCATTTGCTTTTGGTTTCCTTTTAAGTCAACAGAAACAACTCTCAAATAACTTGTAATGTAATATCTGATTCCTGTTTTGCTTTCGCCTAGTAGTTGGAATTGTTCATCATCTTGACTTGTTACTTTTCTTCTTTCTTCCTCATCCGTTTCAATAGGAAGAAGAATACATCCTTTGTAGGTTTCCTCGTTTCTCAGCATCTTATGGAATTGAGCGTTTGTGATACCCAATTCCCTCATTACATCTTTTGAAGATACGATTCCACGTACAACTGATATATCATTTTTTTCCAACATATAATATTGCACTTACTACCCCTCCTACTTTTCATCCGTTCATCAAATCTCCCAACATCTTCATTCCTTCCTCCTTTTTTGGAGGTGCAGGCAATCGATCGTGTTGTTGATACATTTCCAAACTGATTTGACCTGAATTTAATAACTGTACTTCTTCTTCACAAATCTCTTTATATGCTTGCAAAAATCTATCTCGGTAATATTGCAAGTCTTTTTTATTACTCCATGCAATATCTCTTAACAGATAGCTCCCTCCAAGCGCTTTCTGAATGTTTCTAGGCAGTTTATCGTAGTTGACCTTACTAGTATGAGGGTCACACTTTGCGTTCCTTAAAACGATTTCCCAAGCCTCTCCACACTCTTTAGTTTTTCCAATAGCAGTTTTACTAATTCTTGTTTTTACTTGTGCTACATTTGGAGCAAACTCTCTTGTATCACTTTGGATAATTTGATTGACTGCATTTGCCACAACTAAGTATTCATAATCCTTAAAAGATACTTGCCAAAGTTTTAAATAGGCTTGCGTATCTTCCTGAGTCATATGTTTGTAGCTCATAGGATAATTGATTCTTAGCACCTGTAAGATTCTTTCAGTTTCTTCTAATGTCAAAATGCATACCCCATTTCTTTTCTCGTCAATTGTCTTTGACCGCCATTGTTATTGTTCTGCAACTTGTAGAATGTTAGCCAATTGTGCATGATGCTCTGATTTACAATAGCAATCTTTGTAACATCATCTACTGCCAATTTATCTAATTCATTTAAAGACAATTTCATAGCTCTAACAGTCAAAGGTTTTCTTGCTTTAGTACGCATATCTACAAAGTCATGCAATGCATCTTGCAAATCTTTGTTTTCTGTATACTCTGCAATAACAGAATTAACTGTTTCTTTTTTTATATTTTTTTCTTTATATTCATTAGTATTTAATTCTTTAGTATTTTGTTTATTAGTACTTTGTTTATTAGTATTTATTTGTGGTTGATTTTCCGTGCACCGATTTTCCGTACATTGAATATCCGTGCACCGATTTTCCGTACACGGTAATTTATCATACGGTTTCTCGTAAATATCATAGACGTAATCAAATCTTCCTGTTTCGTCTTGAACTCTTGTACGTTTTAAATACTTATGTTCTTCAAGTTCTTTAAGTGCGGATTGAACCGCTGCTTTATTTTCCTTAACAATCGTAACTAATCCATTTACTGAGTAATCCCAATTACTAGGTAAAGAAAGCATCAAACCAAGAAGTCCTTTTGCTTTTAGTGAGATTTCTTTATCTTGAAAGTGATAATTGCTCATCACTGTAAAGCCTTTAGTGTTATTTACTCTAATTACTGACATACCATTCTCCTTTAATGTAATGTAATTCCATGATAATTAGGCATTTTTCCTTCTAGATAAAGTTTGTAATCGTACCAAATATTCATTTCTTCTAGCACTTTCATAAACTTTAGTAGATTTTTGAAAGCGAAGTTTTGATAGTTCGAAATATTGCCTATAGGTTTTACATCAAATTCAAATAATCTTGATGTGCCTTTTCCTTCCGTCAACATTTGCACGTTTACTAAACATTCGTGATATACTTCATGAAGTTCTTTTGGAACTATCATCAAGTTTTCTATATCATTGTTTGAATGATCTAAGTCAATATGGTGAATATGATAATCTTTGCTAAAACTTAATCCATAATATCGTTTGAATTTTTCACGATAATCTTTTAGTTCCAATGCATCTTTCACTCTTCACACCTCCTAACATTCTGTACCTATGTACTTTGCATGAAACGTTATTGCGACACTAAATGCACTCCAGATGTCACTTTTGAATCCGTAGAAATAACCTGGATTTGATTTTGTACCTTTTCCCTTGTTTGGAGTATCTTTAGCGAACAAATCAATTAACGCTTGTCTAATAGTTGCGTCTGTCGCTTTCATAGAGTGGCATAGAGCCATTTTTTCTTCGCTTCGGTATATTAATGTGGGTTCAATATCAAAAGCTTCAAATTGCTCTAATAAACGCCCTATAAAGTAACAAGTTTCAAATGTAGTTTGACCTACAGGCATACCGAAACTTTGTATTCCTTCAATTGCTACATAATCAATTGGATAATTCTCTGCTTTCCAATTTGAGATTTTATCTTGCAATTCTTTGTTAGGAATTTTCCCTTTATCTACAACTGCCGATAAATCATTCTCAACTACAACAAATGCACTGTATTCATTTGCTGGGTCAATGCCTAAAATCATCTTACGCACCTCCGATTTCAAACTTAGTGACCTCGATTTTTTTCTTGGTCGCATTCATCTTGGCTTCGATTGATTCGTAAGCCGTCTTGAAACGTTTTAAATCAGAATCAACTTTCGCAAGCTTTGTTCTTTCATCAGCTACTTTTTGACAAGCTAGTGCTTCAAAGAATTTAATACTCGGTGCTTTTCCATCATGGTCACGCTCCCAAGTGCTTCGCTCAACATAAATAGCGTTTGTCATTTTATTCTCAATATCTGCTTTAAGAATGTTCGATTGTTCCTGTAATCTAGCCATCATTTCACCAATTAAGAACATTTGATTTGCAAGGTTTTCTACATTTAATGCCATTTCCATTACTGCACTTTCATCAGGAATATATGCATCAACTAAGATTTCAAGTTGTTCTTGGATTTCTTCATCTTTCCAATATTTAACTTTGAATGGATTGTATTTAAACAACAGTTCATTTTGACTTAGCATTATATTTCACCTCTGATTCATCAATATGTCCGTAGATACGTTCTAAATATCTTTTGGCAATGCCTAGCATTTTCTCTCTCTTTGGACTCTGGTCTAGTAGGTTATGACACCTTCTACATACTGTAATAATGTTTTTCTCTACTCCAAGTCCGCCTTGTGCTCTTGAACAAATGTGTGCTTCGGGAAATGCGAAGGGAGAACCGCAAAAGATACACATTCTCCCGTCTCTTTCCCATACAGTATCTTTAACTGATTTAGGAATATCTGTAGCTTGGCTACGTTTTGATTTATACAAGACTTACACCTTCAGGTTGTGGTTCATCAGGTTGTGAATATGTTTGTGGTTGAACAGGTGCTTGTTCGATTGGTGTAGGTTGTTGAATTGGAGTTTCATCCAATTTCATATCCACATTCATTTCTTCCTCTGAATACATCTGTTGGAAATCGTTAGGGAATGTTTCTCTTAACGCTTGAGTAATCGCAACTTTACGAATCATTGTTGCAGCTTTTGTACTCCATTGAGAATTAAGTTTTCCATCCTTTGTTTTTCCTGCATATTCTTCAAAAGATACTTCAATATGGGTTGGATGTGATACGTTCTTTCTAAATACATCTGCCCATCCACCTACAACTTCTTCACGATCTTTTAAGTAGAAAGCACCTTTTCGGTAAGTTAATTCACCACTTTCGTTATTAATTACAATGATTCCAGCATCTAATCCATCAAACTCTGAATTTCTTTCGGCACGTTTCAAGAAAACATCTTTTGAAACGACCATTTGAGCTGGTGAAGTGTTTCCATACTTGATTAAGTAGCAGTCTTTAATGAATGGGTTCAATCCTTGTGATTTACACAAATTGATGAAATATACAACTTCTTGGTCTGAGATTTGACCATTTCCGTTTACTAAATAATTTCTTACGATAGCTGGAGATAATTTAACTTTTTCTCCGTTGGCAGAAAATTCTACCAATTGATTGTCGTTTTTCTTTGCAATATTGTTTTGTAACATAATTAACATTCTCCTTTTTCTAAAATTGATACTTTTACATCATGCTCTTTAATAAATTGATTCAAAATTGGATTAAAAGCCTGTAGCTCTTCCATAGAGCCTTCAAAACGGAATACGCAATATCTTCTTGCTTGAGCTTGACTTTGGCTTTCATGAGCTTCTAATCGACTCTGAGGAATTGTTGTTTGATTCATAGCTTGAGCTTGTTTAGATTGCTCAATCTGAGCATTTACTTTTTCTTGAAGCTTTGCTTTAGCTGCCTTGATTTCATTGATTCTCTCTGTAGCTTTGCTTAAATCCAATGTCTTACAGAATAATTGAATAACTTGTTCTGCCTGTAGTTCATCCTCAGGTAAAGAGGCTTCAATGAATGATAATTGTTCTTCGGCTTTAAGGAACTTGTTATTCAAGCTTTCTTCAATTTCTTTAGGCTTAACAGACTTATTCAAATATCTTTCTTCAAAAACCAGTTCAAATGGATATTTGTTGTTCGTCATGCTTTCCCATAACTCTTTGATTTGATTTTTCTTTAATTCTTTTTCTGCGTTATCAACTTCATTGATTCCAGCACCCAATTTATCGGATGCAGCTTTGATAGTCTTTTCGACTTGCATAATGTCTTTCTTGTCTTGCAACCACTGAGCGAATACATCATTTTCAACTTGCTTACGTTTATCAGATACAACTTTCACTAAATTGTTAAGTGATGCTCTATCTGTCTTTGCTTGCTTATAGTTGTTTTCATCAACCACGTAATCGTAAGCTTTCAATCCTTCTTGGATTGCAGGTAATAAATCACTTGCATTTGTGTACACTTTTCCGTTTTGTGCACGTACTTCTAAATTAAATTCCATATTTCCATCTCCTCTTTTTCTATATAGACAATGGGATAGGTGGTTCTATGTCATTAACAAAGTACCTATTCCATTTTTCTATCATGTTTTCTTTTAGTTCATTCATACTATCTAGCGCTTCTTCTTTTCTGTATGAACGCTCTATTATCCATGCTTTGCCATTTAAAAATCTTAGTTCTGCACAATAAATAACAAAGTCAAAATCCGTAACAATCAATCCTTCTAAAGTTTGATAATAATAGTTGTCAGGAACTGCTTTCTCCCCATTTGTTCCCCACTTATCTAAACTCTGTTGATTCATTATCTTAGATGTTTTGATTTCAAGGATTCCTCTTTCTCCTGTTTCCTTGTTGTAAATCAATCCATCAGGACTATATCTAAGAAACTCATGTTCCTTAGAAACCAACGTAACGTTATCAACGTATTGAACATCTAGTTCAGGATGTTTCGCCTGAAATAATGTTCTTAAACATGGTTCTGCGGTATTCCCATACTCGATAGCCTCATTTGTAATTTGTTGTGAACCGAACTTCTTATCGTGCCACAACTGATTTAATGTTTTCCATGGATTCAAGTCCATGAAACAAGCTGCATCCGAACCGCCAATACCACGTCCACGTTTTTTTAACCATTCTTCATGGCTTCCATACTTTTCAACACTGAATTTATCGGTGTCTTGGTAAAGATTCATCTTTACTTCCTCCCCTCATCTTACAAACCTCTTATGTACCAATTAGCTATCACAATGAAAGCTAAAGAAACTAAGAAACAAATTAACGAACAAATGTAATTGAATTTAGCAGCTCGATTAACCATACGAGTCTGTTTTTGACTTCTAACGAGCATTGAATACTGAGTTTCATACTCGTTATTGGCAAAAGAAGGAAGCGTGATACAATCACCTAACTCAACTGCCTTCTTCTTTGCGGTTGATTTAGAACCAGGCTTCTTCGTCTCTTTCTGCTTTGCAGAAGTCGTAGCAGTAGTCTTCGTAACTGTACTCATCTTGTTCTTCCTCCTCTTCATCCTCATCAATAAAACGGTTGTCATCCATTTCTTTTAAATCATCTACATCCATCATGTTGTTCACACCTTTCTTTGAACTCAGGAAACATCCTGATAAATAACTTTGTTGGAACTTTTTTTGTATCTATCACCTTTGATAGATTGGACTTTTTGTAAGCCTCAGATTCGCATATAAGATTCAACATCTTGTATGCGGTTTTCTTAGAAACACCTAGTTCCATGATGTCTCTATAGCCAAGCAACACTTTCATTCCTTGACACATCTTTTCCCAACTTCAAATCCACACATATAAATGGTTTGAAGCATTGAAGGTACGTTTACTAAATCTTCCTTAGAACATCCGTTCTTAATTAGCACATCAAAAACTTTTCCTTCCCAATGCACTGAGTCTTGGAATAATCTAATTGAATCTAATCTGTCACTTTCTAATCTTTTACTTGGTTCTGACATTTTATTCACCCTTTCTTAACGCTTTATGCATTTTTGAACTTATTAATAAAGTAAATCTGACCTTTGCCTGTAATAACTGGTGTTTTAGTTTCTCTTACAGACCCATCAGGATTCGTTACTGTTCTAATCTTGATTTCGATCAAGTCCATTTCTCTAGATTTTTGTGTCGGCATATTGTAATTTTCGCCTTTAGAACACAAATACCCATTTTCTCTTAGCCAAGCAAAGAAACGATTTTGACCCATCTTACATCCGCTTTGACTAATCAATTTAGCTTCTTGACCAACTAAGATTGAACTATCACTAGCTGCTACAGTATCGGCAAACAACGCTTTCGGCTTCATCTCAATAATCTGTTTGTTTTGTCTTTCCAATACCGACTTAGCTTCAACCAATGCCTTAGCCATCAATTCTTCACCTGTAAGTTGTGGTGTAGCATAACTTCCTGTTTTTCTAAGTGTTGGAAGTACCTCGCTTGTCACCCAATGTTTAAATTTTTTAGCACTTTGAAGCTTTGAACCAAACACTAATGCGTATACACCTGATTCGTTAATAATAGTCAGATTAGGGTTTCCTTTATTTCCGTCGTGAATTGCGACGCTATTCTTATCTTCGCTATCAACGTGTTTTGACAATGCATCTCTTGGGTTTGAATAGCCTAATATTTCTGCTACATCTTTCCCAACAAACCAAGGCTCATCATTAATAAGTAATGTTCTTAATTGATTGTTTTCAAAATTAAATAATTGTAATTCATTCATTTGTTTATCCTCTTTTAGTACCGCTCCTATCGGTATTTATTTTTAAAAAAATTTAGCTTAGCAAATCTAAGGAAATTCCGTAGTGTTTGGCTAATTTTTTTGCGTTGCCCCATGACATAGTATCAGGGTCTTTTTCGTATTTCTGATACGTTCTTAGATTGACTTCTAAGTAATCAGCAATCTCTTGTTGAGTTTTTTTCTTATTCACACGTAACGCTTTTAATGTGAACTTTGGAACTGTTTCTGTCATTAACATCTTCCTTTCTTGTTACCGTCCTTATCGGTATCTTCACTTATTATTATATCCATCTATTTACCGTTGTCAACGGTAAGATGAACTTTTTTTGTATTTTACATGAAATTTTTTTATATGTATATATACAATTATGGTCGGTATTATGTTATCCTTATATTAAAGGAGGAAACTTATTCATGGATATTAACGCAACAGGACAAACGCTTAAATATTTCAGAAAAAGAGCAAATCTTACACAAAAAGATGTAGCTAAATCCATGTTAAAAAGTCAACAATGGGTTTCTGATACCGAGAATGGTGTAAGTACTTTGCTCTGGGGTGATCTAAAAAAGATTTGCAAATTGTATAATACTACCCCATCTGAATTTGAACGCAAAGAAAACGAATTTATGTAGTAGAAGTAAAAAATGGAGATGATATAAATAATTTGCATTGTTTTGGTAGCACAAAACGTCCGCATTAAAACATGATAAACTTTAAGTGCCTGTAAATAGGCAACTGTATTTTCATCTCTCTCTATTTCATGGAAGGCACACTCGCTAAAGGGTGTGTTTTTCTTTTTACAAACAAAAAAAGCACTAGAAATTAATCTAGTGCATTATCTTTATCCATTAATTTAGCTATTCCTTTATCGGCTTGTGGTAGCCAATGGGCATAAACACTTAATACAGTGCTTAGGTTGTCTCCTAAGCGTTTTGCGACATCATACAAGCTAAAATTAGAGCTTCCATCTCTTACCATATTACCAATCATATATGAAGCACATGAGTGTCTTAAATCGTGTATACGAATGATAGGTATTTGTTCTTCATTGCTTTCATTTGCAATTTTAATAGCTTCTCTCATCCTCGTTCTAACTGTTGTATTACATACAGGAATATCTATACCGAACACAAACGATTTTTCAGGAACATCCAACATTTCCTTGAACTCTCTGTATTCATCCGATAAGAATTGTGGCATAGTAATTGTTCTATAGCTATTAGGAGTTTTTGGAGTCGTGATTTTATGTAAATCTTTTGACCATGTTTTTTTAATTGCAATCGTATTGTTTTCTAAATCTACATCCTCCCAAGTCAAAGCCAATGTTTCACCAATTCTCATCCCCATATAAAATTGATTGTCGAATAGAAGATGATACAAAGGATTTTCAACGTAAGGAATAAACAAGTTGAATTGTTCCAAAGTCCAATATTTCATTTCGACTTTCTTTTCGTTTGGATTTTTAGCCAATTCAACAGGCGAACAAGGATTTGTTTCTAAATATCCTTTACGAACTGCAAATCTCAACATCTTATTGATTCTAGATAAATAATTCTTTGCAGTTTCATATCCTACGTTATTAATCATTAATTCCATTGCACATTCTATATCGTTTGTTGTAATGGATTTTATGTTTACATCACCTAAAATATCAATCCATCTTTCAAGTAATCTGTTCTGAACTCTATATGTGCTTTCTTTTATTCTCTTTTCTGTATATGCTGCATAGATATTAAGTAATTCCTCAAGTGTGATATTTTTGTATGGGTCTTTAATGTTCTCTTTGAATATAATCTCTGCTTTTACTGCATCTTTCTTTTTTGGAAAGCCACGTTTCTTGTATTGTCTATACTTTCCATTCTTCATTTTGTACGAACCATAGAAATACCACGTACCTGTTTTTTCATCTTTCTTTACTGCCAT